TTACTGGACGAACAACGTCAACCTGACCGCAGCCACTGCTTGGGCAGCCAACTGCGTGGCTGCGACCCGCGAGGGCATCCACCAGTGCAAGCGAAACGACACCAGGGAAAGTGCCATTGATATGGTGCTTCTGGATCGCAAGTTGTACATCGGCTATCTAAACGCTCTTGATTCCAAGGAGCGTGCCATCGTGACCCGCGAAAACGGTCTGCGGTCATACGGATTCGCTGATGTGTTTGAGCAGGATGGAGTTGAAATCTCCACCGAATACGCGATCCCGCAGGGCGTGGGCTACGGAATCTCCATCGGCAACATGGAACTTCGTTGCATGGAGTCCACGCTGATGGTTCCTGAAGGGCCGTTCTACAACGAGGAACTTCAATCTTATAGGTATGCCGTGTCCGTTCTGGCTAACCTCAAGTTCAAGAGTCCTCGTAACTTCTTCAAGTTGGCCAACTACCCCGCCGCCGCCTGACCATAGGAGCAGTCAAAGATGTCCAGCATCTATTCGGATCCTCCGTTTCCCCGTGGCGGCACGCTTCTCGGCTTTCAAAGCCCGGCCACCCTTGATGACCCTCCCGCGCCTGCCACCCCGCAGCCGATTGAAGGCCGCGACATTGCCGGTGAAGTCAAGGTGTTCGTGGACGCCAATCCCTTCACCGGCCAGGTCAACAGCCAGCGGCTCGTCTACTGCGTGGCTGTCCGGGCCAAGCAGACTGGCGTGACCAACGGCAATCGTGCCACCAACCTGACCGCAGGCAAGGTGGTCAAGTTTGCTGCCGGGAGCCTGTCCGAACTGGATGCCGATAACCAGGCTGCCAGCACGGACAATGCCGCCATTGCTGGCATGGTTGGCGTGGTGGACGAGTACCTGCCCCAGGCCCCGCTCGTCAACGATCTGTTTTGGGTTGTGGTCAAGGGGCCGACCAGTGCCCTGTTCACCACGGCGGCTGTTTCTACCGCTGGCGTGCCGGTGCAGGTCAGTTCCACGGCGGGCCAGTTGGTGGCGGCTGCCAGTCCGGCCATCACGCAGCGGTTTGCGGGCACGGCTCTGGGAACCAAGGACAACACGGGCACTGCCGTGATCCGCGTCAACCTCAACAACCGCGACGTGTGAGTTCGCACACACAGTTCTCTCAGGGGTGGGCCGCGCAAGGATGCGCGGCCCGCTTCTTTTGATACCTCCGCACGGTGCGGAGCCTCGGAGCGGCGGGCGGGGGGAAACTCTCGCCCGCCGTTTCTTTGCTATGCTGGGCGCATGTCCAGTATTACGCCAGCCTGCCGACTGTGCGGATCTGCGTTCAAGGGGGATGTGCCGGATCCCCCTGTGTGCGAGAAGTGCCGCACCATTGCCCGCAAGAAGAAGCGGCAGAAGAAAAAGCGGAACGCCAGCAACCGCCTCAAAAAGATTGAGAGGGGCGGCGTCCAAGTTCTTATGGACGCAGTTGCATTTGGCGGCACCAACATTCCGCACTCATCGGAACTGCTGGAACGTCTGATGATGTACTTTGGCGGTGTGAACGGGTTCGCATCGTTGTGCGTCAAACAATACTACGACTCGCCCCCCGGCGGGTCGGCACGCAACCGGCTGCTGGAAACCATCATCCGCCTGACATCCAAGAACACCGACCAAGGCGGTGCCAAGCGGCCACTCACGCTATGGACAGAGGATGAACTGGAGTCCGAGTTGGACAACCGTTTCAAGATGGCCGTAGAGCAGTACCAAGGACGCATCATCAATGCCGACACGCCCCAAGAAGCACCCGGCCTCCCCTCCCCAACCCATCCTGCCTTCTATCCCGACGATCTCCCAGTTTCAGAAGGAGGAGTTGAGGAGTTTACAAGGCGAGTTAGCGAGCAGGCGGCTAGAGAGTTTGAGGCTCTACCGCCCGACTCAGCAGCAGGAGGAGTTCCACAAGAACCTGGCGAGTGAGCGTCTGGTAATCGGTGGCAACCGCTCGGGAAAGTCGCTGTGTACGTTCGTGGAGGACGCCCGCGCTGTCACGGGGCAGGATCCCTACAAGAAATACCCTGAGAAGGACGGCAATCTCGTCATTATCGGGAAAGATTGGCGTCACATAGGTATGGTCGCGTACACGCTTTTGTTCAAAGCAGGTGCGTTCAAGATAATCCGTGACCCGGCGACCAGTGAATGGCGGGCCTTTGACCCCGTGGCCGATCACGCGATCCGCGACAAGGCCAAGCCAGCACCGCCGCTGATCCCGCCCAGACTCATCAAGTCTCAGTCGTGGATCCTCAAGTCGGCCAACTACATCCAAAAGTGCGAGTTGCACAACGGCTGGACGATCTGGTTCTTTTCATCAGAAGGAACTCCCCCACAAGGGTTCCAGAGTGACGTTTGCCACATTGACGAAGACGTGGATTCGGAGCAGTGGGTTCCAGAAATGCAAGCCAGATTGGCTGACCGCAAGGGCCGCTTCTACTGGAGTGCCATGCCACACTCCAAGAACGATGCCCTTATCGGCCTGAAGGAACGTGCCGAAAGCCCCGGCCAGTTGGAGCGTGCCAACCCAGACATTGTGATGTTCAAACTGCGGTTCTTGGACAACCCGCACATTGATGAAGACGAGAAGCGAAAGTCCCTAGAGCGATGGAGTGCCATCGGCTCAGACGTGCTGCGGATGAGAGCCGAGGGTGATTTCGTCACCGACTCCATTCTGGTCTACCCCAACTTCAATATGTCGGTGCATGGGTACGACCGGAACGCCTTCACAGCCTCAGACATTCCCAAGGATTGGTGCCGGTATGCGGTGGTGGATCCTGGGCACTCCGTCACGGCCGTCTTGTTCGCTGCTGTCCCGCCGACAGAAGATATGGTGCTGTGCTATGACCAACTCTACATACGCCAGTGCAATGCTGTGATCTTTGGCGAGGAGTTTGCCAAAAAGATCAAAGACCCATTCCATGCTTTCATCGTGGATATGCACGGCGGTCGGCTGCGTGACATCGGCAGCGGCAAACTGCCTGTGGAGCAATACTCCGAGGAACTGGCCAAACGCAACATTCGCAGCCAGATCACCGGCAGCAGTTTCATTGCCGCGTGCGATGACGTAGCGGCCCGAACAGAGGCCACGCGAACACTGTTACACATCCGCCCAATCGGCACTCCCAAGTTGCGGGTTCTCAGGGCCTCGCTTCCTGACTTGGAGCGGGAGATCAAGCGGTATAAAAAGCGTGTCAACTATGTGGGTGGCACGTCGGTAGTTACAGACATCCCCAATACGCGAGGGGAAGTCCATCTTTGCCAGTGCCTTGAGTACCTGTGTGCATACAACCCCAAGTATCACAAGCCCGAGGCCCCAAAGGCCCCAGACGAGTGGTGGGTTGAGTGGGCTGAGAAGCGGAAAAAACAGAAGATCCGCGACACCGACACATACGTTTCCTTTTCACCTCTAGGAGAGCGCAACCGTGACGTTTCAGATGCCAGCAGTGCGAGTTGGTGACATGATTCAGTGGAGCAATGACCCCCACCACTTCAGCGACCCGTGCATTGGCTGGATCATGTCCACGCCAGGCACCACGACTGTGAACATCCTGACTTTCGCCCCCGGCTTGGGTTTCACCGAGCGGCTGGGGGTTCACCACAAGGATGACCCGCAACTCCCAGACAACCCCGGCTGGCAGGAAAACGGTGTTTGGGCACTAACTCCGCAGCAAGAGACCATAAATAGGTTGGAGTCTGTCGCCGCCCAGGTAGCCATCCAAGTCTCAAAGGCCGAATCCAAGAATGGCAAAGCAACTACCGGCTGACAGCCCCCTGCGGCAGATCACCGAAACGTGGGTCAAGAAGATTGAGCAGGGCCTTCGCTACAAGCGGCCCTTCTCTGAAGACGCCCGCGAGGCGATGAACTTCTTTGATGGCCCGCACAACTTCATGTGGAAGGATTCCTATTCCAGAGGGGAGACGGGGTTCGTCAACTCCATTGCACCGCCCGCATTTCGGATGCAGTGCAACAAGGTATTTGAACTCGTCAAGTTGTTTGCGGCCGTCATCTATCACCGCAATCCAAACCGGGTCGTATCCACAACCAAGTACCCGCTGATTGACCCGTCCATCCTCGGATTCCAGCCGCCCCAGCCGGGTATGCCGCCAGATCCTCAGTCCATGCAACTGATGGAGATGATGCAGGCCCACGACGAGCAGGAGAGGTTGAAGGATAACATCTCCAAGTTGATGCAG